AAAAACTAAAAGAGTTAGTTGCTTAGGAGATAAGGTATATGTAACTGAAAAACTAGATGGAAGTAATTTAGTATTCTTTAAGAAAAATGATGAGTTGTATTTTGCTCAAAGAAAAACAATTATTAATATCAATGAGTTAAAAGAAGTAAAAGATAAATTATATAAAGGATTATATCAGTGGTTGTTAGATAATAAAGATTATTTACAAGAACAATTAATTAATGATTCAGCAATATGTGGAGAATGGCTTGGTATGGGCAAATTAAAGTATGATGTAAGCGAGTTTGACAAAAGATGGTACATGTTCGCAAAAGCAAATATTGATGATGAATATAACTTATATAACCTAATTTATGATCATGAACTATTTAAATATCCATTTTTAAATCAAGAGATACCAAAATTTATAGGTATAGTTCCAGAAGTTACAGTGCTTAATATTCTACCTACAAAAGAACACTTAGATAGTGTTTATGAGAAATACACTAATAAAGTTAAAAGGGATGTTGAAGGATTTGTAATAAATTATAAGAATATTATTTCAAAATATGTCAGAATGAAGAATGGTAAACTCGAAGAACATTTTGATAGAGGTGAGTAATGAATATATTAAAAGCCAAAAATGAAATTGATAAATTGCAAGATACATTAGAATTGTATTTGCAAAAAAAGAAAATCAATTTTATAAAATCTCAACCAGGGAGTCCAATTATGAAAGATATTATTACTGGTAAAAATGATGGCAAAGCAATATTTGATAAATTCGCACATTATATTATAAAAGATGAAGAGCTTGACAGTGAAATATATTCATTGCAAGAAAGTATTAATGCTTATGAAAACTATATCATTAAAGAAATGAAAAGAATTTCTAAGTATGGGGGAAGTGAACTAGTGAGATACTATAGAGATGTTGAAAAGAAAAAGTGGGATGAAATATCAAAATTAACTCATTATAGTTCTAGACAATGCCATAGACTATATGAAAAAGATTTGTAATGTCACGAAATGTCACATTTTTATGAACCAAAAAATAAAGATGTCACGAAATGTCACAAAATTTTTGGTATAATGGTATCATGGAATTATTATACGTGAGGTAATATTAATTCTTAAGTTTTAGATCTATGTCAAAACTGAAAGAAATCTCTTATAAAGATTTCTTTTTTATGGGAGAATAAAACGGGAACTAGGAAAGGCATATATAGGCTAGTTGGAAGGGTTAAGCAATGCCTTTATGAATAATTATGAATAATATAGAGTAGATATATCCTATGCTATAGTAAATAGGACAACGTTGTTGTAATAATATATCTATTCTATTGTGTTCATAATAACACATCCTTTCAAATGTGCTATTCATATTTATGAGTAGCATAGGGTGAATATATAACTCAATTGGTAGAGTGTGGTGCGTACGCAAATCTTAATAACCAGGACACGCGAGTTGTAGGTTCGAGCCCTGCTATATTCATCCTATGGTGCTTATAAAAGGCATTAACAATGCTCCTAGCGAGCCAAAGGGAAAACTACTGGAAAACCCTGTCAACGAACAAAGCAGTGTAAATCATACAATAATATTAAGTTTTTTCGTTGAGATTTAAGTGAGTATGAAATGCTATCTTTATAGGTAGCATATTGAGTAAATATACCTTTGCTAACGAGAAGAATAGTGATGTTAGTTTATGAAAGTTTAAACACTTAGTAAATTGCTATTCTATATTTACTTGATATGGTGTCTATAAGACACTAACAGGAGTTATAATTAGTTCTCCTGTTCAAATTTTGAATACAAATTTGATTGTGTATTCTTGTATTTTTTGTAAGTGTAGCCATCAACTACACGCAGCACTATCTCTAGTAGGTAGTGTCTAGTGATATATAAAAGTCTAGGGGCAAAAGGTAATAAAGTAAGTTAGTAGTGTGGTTTCTATACTTACAATTCTCTTGGAGGACACCACAAAGTGTTATAGGCATATAACATAAACCTTTATATCATTAGACAGTATCTATTAAAGATACATGAACTGATTTGTTGCATTTTTTCAAGTGCAAAGGTAACCTTAAATGGTTGCTTTTATTTTAAGATGAAAGGAGAGGATTCTATATGTTAACATCTAAACAAGAAAAATATGTCAATAATTTAGTTAAAGGTATGAGTCAGCGAATAGCATATAGAAATGCGTATCCTTCAAGTAAAAAATGGAAAGATGAAACAGTTGATTCTAAAGCTTCAACATTATTAAAAAATGAAAAGGTTAAGGAAAGGTACAAAAAGCTAATAGATAAAGTAAACAACAAACTAGAAGAACGTACTATAATGAACGCCTTAGAACGAATGAAATGGTTAACTGATGTTATTAATGGAGATATATTAGAAGATGTGCCTTTAATGACAAAAGCAACAAAAGATAAAGTAGATACGATAAAATGCCCCACTAAAATAGATACACGATTAAAAGCATTAGATACACTTAATAAGATGAGTGGGGAGTATAAAACAATATTAGGTGGCAATGTTGAAATAACATATGAGGAAGCCCTCAAGTCCGTAAGTGGTGAAGATGAGTATTAATACAAAAAAATACATTGAAAAATATATAAAAATTAGAGATAAAAAAGGAAAAATTGTTAATTTTACATTAAATAATCCACAAATGAAACTGTATGAGATTATTAAACAGCAAAAGAAAGAACAAAAACCTGTAAGAATAATAATTTTGAAAGCAAGACAAATGGGTTTTAGTACGTTAACAGAAAGTATTCTGTTTAAGGATACAGTTACAAAATTCAACAGAAGAACAGGTATAATCACACATTTAGATACTGCTACTACAAACTTATTCAATATGAGCAAATTAATGCTTGACAACTTGCCAAAAGAATTGAAACCAAGCATAAAAAACAGCAATGCTAAGGAACTTATATTTGATAATGAAACTGGAACTGGGCTAAAAAGTAGAATCAAGTGTATGACAGCAGGGACACAAGGCGTTGGAAGATCTGATACATTTGATAATCTACATTTGTCAGAACTAGCATTTTGGCAGGGTGATGTTACAGCAACTTTAACAGGTTTATTTCAAGCAGTTCCAAATTTGCCGGATACAATGATAATAATTGAGAGCACAGCAAATGGCTATGAAAAGTTTAAAGAATTATGGGACCAAGCAGTAAATGGCGAGAATGACTTTATACCTTTATTTGTTGCATGGTATGAATTACCAGAGTATTCAATACCATATAGTGGCTTTACATTAACAAAAGAAGAAGAAGAATTAAAAAAAATATATAATCTAACAAACGATCAGCTTGAGTGGAGACGATGGTGTATTAGGAATAATTGTCAAAATGATATAGAACAATTCAAACAAGAGTATCCTAGCAGCCCTGAAGAAGCTTTCATCAGTACTGGTAATTGTATCTTCGATAAAGAAGAAATAATAAGAAGATTGAAATATGTTCCAAAGCCTTTGAAAGAAGGATATTTTATTTACGATGAAGAAGAAACTAAGAAAAACATAATAAAAGATATTAAATGGGTGAATGTTAAGAACGGGCCTATTAAAATATATCAGGTCCCAAATAGCCCACAAATAACTAAATATGTTATAGGAGGAGATACAGCAGGTGACACGTTAGGCGATGAATTTAGCGCAGATGTTATTAATGCCAAAACTTTAGAACAAGTAGCAACACTAGATATGAAGACTGATGAAGATTTATTTGCTAAGCAAATGTATTGTTTAGGCATGTATTATAAATGGGCTTTAATTAGTATAGAAACTAACTTCAGCACATATCCACAAAAGAAATTAGAAGAACTAGGATATCCTAATTTTTATATAAGAGAAGTAGTTGATAGGTATGATAAAACTATAACAAAACAATTTGGTTTTAATACAAATAAAAAAACTAAGCCACTAATATTAAGCAATCTAGTAGAGTTAGTAAGAGAACATATCGAAATATTTAATTCCGATAAAACACTAAGACAAATGCTTACGATGGTTAAAAAAGAAAATGGAAAACAAGAAGCAGAAAGTGGATACCATGATGACAAAGTTATGTCTATAGCAATAGCACATAATGCGGTACATCAAGTTGATTTGACTGAAGAAATATTAACACCTTATCCAGAGTTTACAGGATTTGATATAGAAGATAATAATAAAGATTATGGTGAGAAAATCATAGTTATATAGTTATATAGGAGGAAAAATGAAAAAGAAAATATTTAGAGCATTATACAGTGCTGCTGAAAAAGTATTGAGCAATGAAGAAAAAAAGAAATTGGATAAAGAAATTGATGCTAAAATAACTGAATCTATTGATAAAATGAAAAATATTAAAACATTAAAAAAGAAAAGTGATAAAAAATGAAAGAAATTATATTGATATTAGGAATAAGCGTGCTTAATCTAGCATGTTTTTATTTTGGCGCTTTAATAGGCCAAAAAGTGATAAAAAATGAAACGTTAAATCCTAAAATAAAATCATTAAAAGAAACTTTAGATGATCATAAAGCACAAAAAGAGTATCAGGCACAAGTCGATAAATATAAAATTATTGAATCTAACATAGATGCGTATGATGGTACTCCAGCCAATCAGCAAAAAATAGAATAGGAGGTTAATATGCCAGAATTATTAGATATAGATGATATAAAAACAACTGCTATATGGGATCTATTTGAAAAAGGTAGAGATTATCATAGAAGAGTTAATATTTATTCGGACACCGATTTAAATTATAGAATGTATAACGGAAATCAGTGGGCAGGAGCCATCATAAATGGAATAGAAAAAGCACAATATAATTTTATTGAAACAATTGTAAATTATAAAGTTAGTACTATAAATAGTAATTTGTATGCTATTCATTTTTCAAGTGAGAATTTTGAGGAAAAAACATTTAGAAGTATTGCTAAAAAAGTGTGTGAATTATTAGACAAAAAAGCGGCTAACGTTTGGGAAAAAGACCAAATGGATATAAAAGTAAGGGATATTACAGAAGACGCTGCTATTAATGATGAAGGAATAATGTATGTGTGGTTTGATGAAGAAACGCAAACACCAACAAATGAAATACTTTCAAAGAATGATGTTTATTATGGAAATGAACAGTCTTCTGAGATTCAAACACAGCCATATATAATTATTGCTAGAAGAAGAAGTGTTGTTGAAGTAAAAGCATTAGCAAAAAGAAATGGCGCTTCAGATGAATTGCTAAAACAAATCGTCGGTGATGATGATTATCAAGATCAGGCTGGCGACGATGCAAAAATTGAAAAAGAGAAAATGTGCACATATTTAGTTAAAATGTGGAAAGACAAAGAAGGAAAAGTATGGTATCAACCTGCTGTTAAATACTTGAATATAAGCGAAGCAAAAAAAACAGGCTTGTCATTGTACCCAATAGCACATTTTTTGTGGAAAAATAAACGAGGTTTTTCAAGAGGAGAAGGAGAAGTAAGAGGGTTAATACCAAATCAACTTGAACTTAACAAAACATTAGCAAGATATTTACTTGCTATTAAACAATGCGCTTATGCACAAAAAGTTGTAAATACTGATAAAATAGCAAATCCTGATGCGGTTAATACCATAGGCGGAATTATAAAAACCAAGAATGGTGCAACTGTGGATGATGTTTCAAAAATATTTACGTATATTCAACCTGCAACAATGAGCGGCGATGTAAACAAAGTGATAAATGACTTGATAACAATCACTAGAGAACTTAAAAATGCTGGAGATATTGCAACTGGTAATGTTAATCCAGAAGATGCAAGTGGGAAAGCTATATTAGCAGTTCAACAAGCTTCACAACAACCAATGAACAAACAAGCTATTGCTTTGAAGAAATTTATAGAAGATTTAGCTAGAATATGGTTGGATATGTGGACAGTATACACACCAAATGGTATGAAATTAGAAGAAGAAACATTAGATACAGAAACCAACACTGAATATACTAGACTAGTTACAATACCATCTTCGGTTTTAAAAAAATTAAAAGGAACAGTAAAAATAGATATAACACCTGACAGTCCATACGATAAATATGCAAGAGAATTATCTATTGAGAATATGTTTAAATCGGGAATGTTTAACGTACAAAAATTGCCTGAATTAAAAATATATGCTCAATTATTGCGAGATAATTCTACGATGCCTAAACAAGATATTTTAGATGCTATCAAACTTATGGAAGAAGAACAAGAACGTATAGCACAAATAGAGGCACAAGCACAAGTGATGCAACAACGAGCTAATCAATTTATTAATAGTGATGCAGATACGCAAGCACAGCAAATGATGGATGCACAAAATATGATTAATCAAACACAATAAGTGTTTTTTTAATTGTCCAAGCCTTATGACATTAAAAGATTGGGAATAGTGAAGCAAACACTAAAAAAAATAGGGAGGAGATAGTTATGGAAAATAACGAAGAACTTGTAGTTAATTCTACTGAAAATGTTGAGGAACAAGCAACAGAAGAACTTGTTGATGGTAATAATGCCACTGATACAGTTGAAACAGTAATTGAAGAACCTGTTGAAGAAAAATTATATACTGAGTCTGAATTTAATAAGAAACTTGATGAACTAATTCCAAAAAAATTAGCAAAACAAGAAAGAAAATTGAAAAAGGACTATGAAAAAAAATTAAAAGATTATGAATATGCAGAGCAAGTCTTAAATGCCGGTATGGGTACTAAAGACATTAATGAAGCAATTAATAATCTAAAAGAGTTTTATGAAGAAAAAGGTATTTCAATACCTAAATATTATGAGCAGCCTAATCAATATGATATGGAAGCAGGAGCTGAAAAAGAAGCAAATTCAATAATTGAATCAGGTTATGATGATATAGTTGAAGAAGTAGACCGTTTAGCTTCAATCGGAGTAGATAAAATGACTCCAAGAGACAAAATTATATTTACTAAACTTGCAGGTGAAAGAGAAAGAATAGAACAAGAAAAAGAAATAACTGATTCAGGTATTTCAAAAGAGGATATAAACAGTGAAGATTTTAAGGATTTTTCTAAATATCTTGATCCATCTATGAGTTTGAAAGAAAAATATGATTTTTATCAAAAAACAAAACCAAAAAAAGAAATAGAAAGTATAGGGAGTATGAAGAACGTAGAACCTAATGTTGTTAAAGATTACTATAGTCCTGAAGAAATAGCAAAATTAACTGATGAGCAATTGGATAATCCTAAAATTTGGGAAGTAGTAAGACGTTCAATGACAAAAGGCAACTAGTTTAATATAAGCATACTCCGAAGAAAGGAAATATAAAATGGCAGTAACAAACTTCCAACAAACTATTTGGAGTAAAGCAATCCAAAAAGAATTAAAAACTATTACTTCATTAAGAAATCATTGTGATTTCCAATATGAGAGAGAAACAAAAAATGCAAAAGAATTAAAAATATTAAGTGTAACTAGACCAACTATTAACACTTATGTTAAGGGAACTGAATTAACTCTAGAAGGGTTAACAGACTCTGCGCTAACTTTGAAGTTAGATCAATACAGATATTTCAACTTTGAAGTAGAGGATATTGATAAAGCACAAAGTGTTCCAGGATTAATGGAAGACGCTTCAAGACAAGCAGCAATCGGATTAAAAGAAGAAGGAGACAAATATGTAGCTAAATTAGTAAAAGCAGGAGTAGAAACAACTTCAAGTCCACTTGCTAGTTCAGGGGCTATTGCTTTAACAAAAACTAACGCAGTAGAAAAAGTTGAAGAAGGTTTTGCAAAATTGTATGAAAAGAATGTACCAGTAAGTGAACCTTTATATTTCGAGGTAGCACCGAAAGTATTTACAATTTATAGACAAGCATTAACTGAATTATCTACTAATAATCCTGAAATTTTAAAGAAAGGTGCAGTTGGTAAGATTAATAATGCATACGTATGTGTAGAGAATTTATTACCTACTGGCAAGAAAACATCTGCTTCTTCAAGCGATGATGTTGTTTATAACATTATCAGAACAAGTAAAGCAATTGCATTTGCTGAACAAATTGAAAAAGTAGAAGCATATAGACCTGAAAAAGCATTCCAAGATGCACTAAAAGGATTATATGTATTTGGTGCTTTAATCACTAGACCAGATGAAATTTATGTATTAAAAACTGAAATATAATGCACGCAAAAGAGGAGCAGTCCTCTTTTTTATATTGTCATGTCGTTTAATGTAAGACATAAAAATGTAGGTTCAAATCCTGCCATGACAACCAAATAGGAGGAAAAATATGAATAATGAATTATTTACAATTAAACCAAATTTAAAACAATATTACGGAAGAACAATTACAAAAGAAGTTGAATTTGATGAATATACAGAAGATAAAACAGTTCATCAAACTTTAAAAGACATGGTGTTAACTACTGAAATTAACAAAGAAAGTGAATACGACGGAATTAAAAATACAGAACATAGTATTCTTACCCAAGTATTGACCGAAAATACAATCCTTATATGGAATGAACAAGACGGCTATATTATCCCAAACATTCCTATATATAAACTGAAAGATTTAGAAAAAGAAGTCAAAGAAATTAAAAAAATTTATAAAGATAATACCGATATAAATCCAAAATAGATAGGAGGATATATGACATTACAAGAGCTAAAAAAGAAAGTACTAACTTTAATTGAAGAGTCTAAAAGTAATTTGTATGAAACAGATGATCCTGATATTAAAGCAAAACTTCCATTCATAATAAATGAAATATTATATGAACTATCAAGGTATAAAAAAATTCCCGCATATAAAGAAGAAAACGCATCTGAAAATCAAATCTATGATTTGAATACATTGGATAACTTTTATCAATTAAAGAATATAAGAAATGTTAATTATGAAGATATTAATGAAACTAATATCAAATTTATCGAATCAGGGAAGGCCTTAATAACATATTATAAGTACCCAACGGCAATAGATGAGAATACTTCTGATACATTTACTTTAGAACTATCTAAAGACGCATTAGAGATTGCTCCTTTGGGAATAGCTGCAGACTTGTTAAAAGCGGATGTATCAAATCAATACGGTCAAATATATGCTAATAGATATAAAGAATTGATTCAAACATTAGATTCGAGATATTCAACTGGAAGTATTGAAATGTCTGGTGGAACAAATATATAGGAGGTAGAATATGTCAGTAAGTGGCTCATTAATAACAAGAAGGTATGGTAATTTCAAAGGAATAGATACTAGAGAAGGTGAAATATCTTTGGATCATTGCGCCGATGCACTAAATCTTTATAAAAATTATAAATTATCTAATGTGATAGAAACTCGCCCAGATTTAGAATTGTATCAAAGTTTTGATAATTCTATTTTTGGGCACTTTTTTTATGAAATTAATGATAAAACAATAGAAATAGTGCACTCAGGAACAAAACTTTATAAAATTGAAGATGGAACTGTAACACAACTTTTCACAGGAATGAAACCTTTTAAAAGCAATTTCTTTGTGTTCAATAACATTCTTTATATAAAAGATGGAATCAATTATTTACAATATGATGGGAATGAATTAAAAGAAGTAGTTGGATATGTACCTACAACTTCAATAAGTAGAAAACCTAAAGGTGGAGGAACTATTTATGAAGATGTTAATATGCTATCAAAGTATAGAAAAAATACTTTTTGTGCAGATGGAGAGTCAACAGATTATTATTTAGATGCACAAAATATAACAGGCGTTGGAAACGTTAAAGTAAACGGAATAGACCAAACACCTAATACTGATTACACAGTAAACTTGGCTAAAGGAATGGTAACATTTACAAATGCTCCAGAAAGTCCTGACACTGTTGGGGAAGACAATGTAGAAATAACATATATAAAAGAAGTACCAGGATATGCGGATAGAATAAAGAAATGCACTCTACTAACTGTATTTGATAATAGGGTGTTTTTTAGTGGAAATATAAACTATCCAAATGTTTTATGGCATTCAAGTTTAAATGATCCTACATATGTAAGTGATTTAGACTATTATGACGAAGGTTTAGACTTGTCACCGATAAAATGTATGATTGCAGGAAATAATGCTCTATGGGTGCTTAAAAAACCCTCTCAAGCAAATACTACAATCTATTATCATACTCCTACAATAGACTCTACATATGGAAAGATTTATCCTAATTCACATTCAAATATATCTACCGGATGTATTGCAACGGGAATTAATTTTAATGATGATATAGTTTTCTTTTCTGATAGAGGCATGGAAGGCATCACAAGTGATATTACTACTGAGCAAGTTATATCACACAGAAGCTCTTTTATAGACAATAAATTGTTAAGTGAAAAGAATTATGAAAATATGATTTTAGAAGAATGGGAAGGGTATTTACTTGTTGCAATAGATAATAAGATTTATTTGGCAGATTCAAGAAAAATTACGAAGTTAAATGGTAATTATGAATATGAATGGTATTATTGGGAATTTAATAAAAAAATAACTAATATGATAGTTAAAAATGGGATTTTATATATAGGCAGTGAAGACGGAATTTATTCATTAACAAATACAACAAATGATGTAAACAGTTATTGGTTAACACCTAAAGATACCTTTGGTTATGGAAACTATCAAAAAACAACTAATAAAAAAGGTTGCATTGTAGAAGCAGAAGGCAAAAAAATAAAGATTTTAGTAAGGACAAATAAGGATAGTGAAGAACAATTAATAAATGAATATGATGAAGTTAATGATTATATAGTTCCAAGAATAAAAATGAAAAAATTTAAAAATATTCAATTAAAAATAAGTTCTACAAAGAAAATGAAACTCGAATCAATAATGATTGAAGCATTCATTGGTTCTTATATTAAACGATAGGAGGCAAAGTTTATGGCAACAAATTATAGCATTAATTATGAAGATGAAAGATTCAAAAATGTTGAGCAAGAAAAACAAAATAAACTAAATGAGATTGATAGTAAATACAACAATATGATTAATGAATCTGATGGTTTTTATCAAAAACAAATTGATGCAACAAAGGATTATTCTGATAAACAACAAGAATTGCAAAACGAACAAACACAACTTGCAATAGATGAGATAAATCAGCAAAAAGACAAATTAGAAAAAGATTATATCAAAGAACAAAAAGGAGCATACAGCGATTGGCAAAAAGAGTCTAATAGATATGGTGCTAATGCAGAACAACAAGCTAGCAGTGGGCTTAGAAATGCAGGCTATAGCGAGTCATCACAAGTGAGTATGTATAATCAATATCAAAGCAGAGTATCTACTGCTAGAGAAACATATACGAATGCAGTTCAAAATTACGATAGAAGTATTGCTCAAGCAAGATTGTCTAATAATAGCAAACTGGCTGAGATAGCATATAAAGCATTGCAAAAGGAATTAGAATTAGGATTAAATGGATTCCAATATAAAAATCAACTAATTTTAAGTCAAATAGAAGCAAAACAAAATGTTGATAATACATATTATAATCGTTGGCAAAATGTACTTTCACAAATTAATACAGAAAATGCTTTAGCAGAACAAATAAGACAATACAATGAAAGTTTAGCATTCCAAAAATCAGAAGCAAAAAGACAACAATCTAATTGGCAAAAAGAATATAATCTTTCAAAAAAAAAAATAAGTAGGGGTGGCGGTTCTAGTAAATCAGGTGGTAATGCAATGGAATATGAAACTTTAAATGATACACCAGGCTCAAGTACTCAAACGCAAGCAAGCAAAAAGAGTAATTCTTCACAAATATATGGTCCAACTAGAGAAGATTATGAAAAAGCAACAGGTAAAAAAGTTAAAAAGAATAAGTGGTATACAAATTTATTTAATATTTTAAAAATGAAATGATGTGAGGTAAATGTATGATTATAGCTAAAAAAAAGAAGATACCCGAGGGTTGGTTAAAATCAACGCAAAAAGGTAAAGAAATAAAGAAATTATGGTCAGATGGTTATGATGTCGGAGACATATCTAAAACTATATTAAAAACTGGCAACGCTGCGGTCAATTCTGTTGCGGATACCATGGTAAATATAGGAAAAGGTTACCTTACTGGTGCGGAAGGCCTTGTAGATGCAGCTAGATATAAAATAGGAGATGTATTTAAGAAAAGTGCAAATTGGCAAGCTGACATGTGGGAAAAGGCTGGATACAAAGATTACGCAAAAGGTTTAAAAAAAAGTGGCCAACAAATTTATGATTATGAAAAAAGCAATGCAACAATGAATGTCACGGGTGCTTTATTAGGAGAAACAAACGATATTTTTAAAAAGAATTGGTCAAAAAAGGTTGATGAAAACTCAATCATTGATTCTAAGGCCGATTCAGTTATGCAAGGTGTAGGACAAGCTGGATTTAATATAGGAGTAGGATACTTAACAGGCGGTTCCAGTTTGTCTACTTTTGGAACAACTTTTGCAAGTGCCTATGGTAATGCTAGATCGGAAGCTTATAATAATGGTGCTGATGATAAAACTGCTAAAACCACAGGCTTAATAAGTGGTTTATCAGAAGCTATTAGTGAGCAAGTATTTTCTGGAATACCAGGATTAAAAACAGCTGGTTGGGGAGATAAAGTTATTGGAAAAATTGGTAAGTCAGTAGAAAATTATTTTGGAAGTTCTACTGGCAAAATGGCAATAAAAGCACTAGATGCAATTGGCGAAGGTTCTGAGGAAATAATTTCAAATGTACTTACATCAATTGGCAATAACATAGCACATAATATAAATGAAAAATATACTTATGGTATGGAAAACCAAAGCGGCAATATATTAGAAGATATAAAAGCTGAATTAACATCTCAAGAGTCGTGGGATGCATTTATTTCAGCAATGTTAACTTCAGCTATAACTAATGGTGGTGTGGACATTGTCAATAATAAAAGGAACAATTCAGCAATTAAATCTTATGCAAAGGAAAATAATATTACAACAGAACAAGCAGAGCAATTATTTAATGAAGTAGCACGAAAAAATGCTAGTCAAGAAGTAACAAGCAATTATAAGGAACAAGTTGAACTTGAAGAGCAAGTGAAAAATAGACTTGCAACAAACATAAAAGAAGATATAAAAACAGGCATTAATAAAATAAATTTAGAAGAAATGAGAAATGTTTTTTTATCTAAAGAAAATTTTATGAAATCTGTTGGAACTAAATATAAAGAAAACAACAAAGAGATTTATAAAACTTCAAGTGAAGGGCTTAATTTGATAGACTCATATAGAGCATATAATGGAAATGAAAATAAAATACCCGAAATAAATAATATACAAAAGTATATGGAAGGCAGAAATATTGATTCAAGATTCGATGCTACTATGTTTGAAAGCGAAAAGCAAAATGCTTTGTGGCAAACTAAAGATGGAAAATCAACCGTAATATTTAATCCTAATGCAACACAAGAGCAAATTATAGAAGAAATAGCAACACATGAGATGACACATGATATAATAAATCAAAAGACTGAAACAGGTACTAGTCTATTTAGTGATGTATTAGAATATGCAAAATCAACTGAAAACTATGAAAACATGAGAAAAGATTTAGAAAAATCATATTCTAAGTATTATGATACTACTTCTAAAGATTTCTCACAAAAAATTGATGAAGAGATAGTAGCGAATACATTAGGAAAACAATTAGGTACTCAAGAATATATAAATAGAATTGTAAATAATAATCCAAACATAGCACAAAAAATATACAGATGGGTAGTAGATAAATTACAAACATCTAATACAATAAAAGATAATAACAATAATGTAACTGGATTTAAAAGCGAAAGGCTTTATTGGGAAGGCGTTAAGAATAGGTTTGAGAAAGCTTATAATGAAGCAAAAGTAAATAATGATGGGATTGATACAAAATATGGATTATTTAGTAAAAAAAAGGAACAGGGGAAAATTAACTATAACATTTCTGAAGGATTAATAAAAGAAATTGATTATAAGACAAAAGAAGCAAATAAAAATAATAAGTCTGTAAAATATATTGATACTGATGCTGTTTATGATTTAATAAATAGAAAAGGTGGAAGAACATACAACGAACAAAAGGGATTATTTGATTACATAAAACAAAAAGGCATTGAAGAACCAATTAGAATTACTAATAAAGATGGCAAATATGAAATTGTAGATGGCAATCATAGAGTTGAAATCTCGCATAATATTGGTTTGAAAAAAGTTCCTGTAGTGTATGATAACTTTTTAAGTGATATTGATTTTAAAAATGAAACTTGGTACAATCAAGTTGAGGAAAGATATCATGAAAAAAGAAATGCTAGAATTGATGAAAAAAACAAAAATGAATCAGTCGACCATAACAGGAGTAATAAAATTAGCAAATACTCCGGAGAGAATGAAAAAAGTGATAAGATATATCAAACACTATCAAAAAATAATAACAGATCATCAACTGAGGCAATATATAGCAATAATGTTGTCAGAAGAACTAGACAAAATGTAGAAGATGACAATTTTAAATATTCTTTAAATTCAAGAGAAGAACTAGACAATAGTTCTTTTTCTTTGGAACAAAGAGTAACTGGAGATGAATTATTAGATGCACAAGATTTAATTGAAGAAATTAAATCAGTAGGCGCAAATGTAGATAAAAATGGATATGTAACTCTATATCACCAAACTACAAATGAAAATGCAGATAAAATAAAACAAAGTGGTAAAATGATTGCCAAAGAACCGTATGTTTATTTCAGTACTTCTAAAGGTGCTAGCCAATCTGATGGAAGAGGGAATACAAAGTTAGAATTTAAAATACCAGCAGAAAAACTTATCTTAGATGATATATTTGATGACAATGCTGATGTTAAAGTAAAATTAGATAATAGCAAAGAATTAGATATATCTAGTTATCTCGTTAACGATGAAATCGGTATAGACTCTTTGAAAGAAAAACAATTAGAAATAATTAAAAATAATAACCCAGTTAATGATGACTATCATACTTGGATTAGAAACATAGAAGATATTAAAACGTTAGAAGAAGCCATCAATGATAGTGATTGGAAAGATTATGATGAATATAATCCTGACTTATCAAGACGAGATATAGAAACTGCAATAAAAAACGGAAAAATAACTGTTTATTCATCGTATCCTATTAAACCAGGAATCTTTATTTCACCATCTAAAATGGAAGCAGAAAGCTATTCTAGCAATGGTAAAGTTTATTCTAAAGAAGTTAATATTAATGACGTTGCATGGATAGATCCAACACAAGGCCAATATGCTAATATAGAAGTTAATGCTGATTCAAGAAACTCTTTAGTAAACAAAAATAATGACTTAATACCTTTAAAAGGTACTAAAACAAAAATGAGTGAATTATTCAATAAAGATTTAGCACCAATTAGAGAAGATATAAAAGCAGTTAGTAAACAAATAAACAATTTATCGAAACAAATAGAAACTCTTCAAAATCAGACCCAAAATAGCCACATGGATAATGATATAATACCAGTTAGAAAGGTGTTAAATCCTGCTGAAATAGCAAATCTTAGAGTTGAAGACGCTAATACTACACCGAATTTGCCAAATAAGAGTTATGAAAAAGGTACTAAAAAATCTAAGTTCTATAAAAATATAACTGAGAAAACTCAAATGTTGCCTGAAACAGCAAGAACGCTTTTATCTGATGAGAACAATATACAATATTATAAGGGCATAACAAACGAAGAAAGTATGAATGAAGCTTTAAAAAGGCTACAAAAAGATGGCACTAGTGAAACCAATAGGTGGTTTAATCAAAAAAGCGAATCTGCTACTGCTAACGATGTTGCTGAAGGATGGATATTATTAAAACAATACTCTGATAATAAAGATTACGATAATATGATACAAGTTGCAAAAAAAATGAGGGACATTGGCTCTGCAGCTGGCCAAACTGTTCAGGCATTTAACATTATGTCGAGATTAACTCCAGAAGGTATGGTTAAATATGCGCAAAGTGAATTAACTGAGGCATATAACCAAATGGTTAAAAATAAATCTCAAGATTGGATTAATAAAAATATGAAAAATTTTGATTTAACCCCGGGAGATGTTGAGTTCATTATGAATACAATGGAAAAAGTTCAAACAATGCAAGATGGTTATGAAAAGCGTGTAGAACTTGCTAAAATTCAAAAGCTTATGACTGATAAAATTCCGAGTAATGCTGGTAATAAGATTAAGGCATGGATGAGAATATCAATGTTATTTAACCCTAAAACTCAAGTAAGAAATGTGGTTGGTAATGCAATTATGCTACCTATTAATTACTTTAGCGATATTGTTTCTAATTATGCCGACAAAGCAATTCAAAAGCAAACTGGTGTCAGAACTACTGGGACTTACAATATAAAAGCAATGTTAAAAGGTATGAAAGAAGGAGCATATCAAGCAACTAATGATTACAAATTAGGAATAAATACTAAAAATATGGATGGCAATAGATTTGAAATTGGAGAAGGTAAATCATTTAATGAAAAGAGTGCAATTGGTAGGGCACTCAATAGAACTGAATCGATGTTAAATTATGTAATGGATGCTGGAGATAGAGTGTTCAGCCAAGCAGTGTTTGAAAATTCACTTGCCAACCAGCAAGCGTTAAATAAAACGACTGAAATCACTCAAGAAATGATAGATATAGCAACTACTGAATCTTTACAAAGAACGTGGAACGATAATAATAATTATACAAAATTTGTATTAGATATTAGAAGTAAATTAAATTCTTTACCTAGCATAAAAGGATATGGACTAGGAGATATATTAATACCATTTGCAAAAACTCCTGCTAATTTAACTAAAGCAATAGTAGATTATTCTCCAGTTGGACTTGTATCAACAATAAATCAATATGTTAAATTAAAAAACAACATATCAACCGGTACTGTAACAAGTCAACAACAACATCAATTTGTTCAATCTTTAGGTAAGGCAACTGCTGGAAGCATGTTATATATTATTGCCTATGCTCTTGCTAAAGCAGGAATTGCTAATGGAGCAAGTGATGATGATAAAGATACTGCTAATTTTTTAAAGAATACATTAGGTATAAGCTCATATTCGATAAAAATCGGAGGGAAATCATTTACGTATGATTGGGCTCAACCATTAGCTGCCCCTTTATCTATAATGACTAACATCACTGATAAAAGTAAAGAAACGACATTATATGAAGCAATTATCGGAAATCTTGATTCTGCAACATCTGTCTTAATGGAACAATCCTTTTTAGAAAGCATAAATGATGTTTTAAATGGAAATGGTGGTACAGTAGATAATTTAATGCAACAAGTATATGAACTACCATCAAGAGCCGTTCCAACTTTTGTTAAACAAATGGCAGATATGGTTGACGGAACACAAAGACAAACTTATGTTAAGGATGCTCCTTTAAGAACTGCTACAAATAAAACTATTTCTAAAATACCTTTTTTAAGTAAAACATTAGACGCTAGTGTTGATACAATGGGAAGAGATATAGAAAAATACGGTGGCAAAAACAACATATTTAATGTATTTTTAAACCCTGCAACTGTTAACACTGAAAATATTAGCAGTGCCGCTAAAGAAATATATAATGTATACAAAGAAACAGGAAACAATTCTGTTATGCCAAAAGTAGCACCTTATTACATAAATAGTAATAATGAAAAAATAATACTATCAACTGAAGAAAGAACAAAATATCAAAGAGTAGCAGGCAATATTGTAGAAGAAAATGTTGATAATTTAATAAAAAATGGTGTTTATAATTCTTTATCGAACAAAGATAAAGCAAACATAATAAATGATATTGTAAACTATTCATACAATATTGCTAGAAAAGAAGCATTGGGAATGGATTTACCATCAACATATAATTCTGCATATAAATATAGCGAAATTGGTGATATAAGTGATTACTTCTTATACAAAAATACTACTGCGGATGAAGACTCACAAGAAAAGAAGGAAAAAATAGCTAAATATTTGACAAATTCTAATTTAAGTAATAATCAAATTGCTTATTTGTATGGCCTTGATTATTCAAATGAAACAATACTAAATTCTTTAGTTAATGCCAATATTCCTATAAAAGAGTTTATTAAATTGAATAGTACAACTATAACTGGCGATTATGATAAAAATGGAAATACGATTGTTAATTCAAGAAAGAAAAAATACATATCATACGTTAATTCTTTAAATTTAACTATTCCACAAAAGGCAATGCTTATTAAAATGGAATATAGTTCATACAAAAATTATGACAAGCAAATAGTTTCATACGTTAACAAACAAAATTTAACTAAATTTGAAAAGGCATCGATATTAAAGAAAACGAATTTTGATAATTATGATGATTATATAGTAGACTATATACTAAATACAGGCAAGACCAGTGAAGAAATGGAAAAAATACTAAAAAATTTAGGGTTTAAAATAAGAAATGGTAAGATTTATGGTTAAGAGAGGAGAAATCCTCTCTTTAATTATGGAAAGGAGATAAAATGAGTATAAAAAATGATATTCCACAAGTTAGAACACCGCAAGACTTAGAAAGAAAGTATGATTTATCATCTATTAAAAATATAAAAGAAACAGCAAAAAATACCAGTAACGAACTAAAAAATACGCAAAAAGAATTGCTGAACTTTACTAAAAAAGTTATTAATGATTTGAATGGATTTCAAAATCAACTTGATGGTAAGATTGAAACCTATTATGGCTACGAAGAACCGAGTTTAAATAACGAACCTGCAAATACTTGGAACGAATCAATATATGCAGACCATGTTAATGATTTATATTATGATAAGGAAACCGGTTATGCTTATAGATTTAATATGAAAGATGGAATCTATCATTGGGAAAAATTATCAGATGAATCTCTTGCACAAGCACTTGCAATAGCAAATGCAGCAAAAGACACGGCTGATGGGAAAAAAAGAGTTTTTACTTCCAATCCCACGCCACCATATGACAATGGAGACTTGTGGTTAAATGATGGTGAAATTTTTGTGTGTCAAATATCAAAATCATCCGAAGGAACATTTGAAGAATCAGACTTTATTATAGCAACAGATTATGAAACAAATACTAATGCAATGGCAACTAAAAATGAACTAACTTCAAAATTAGAGGTAGTTTCCGGTAGAGTTGCTACTGTTGAAACGAGCACATATAAGAAAACAGAAATAAATCAAATTTTAGAGGGTACTTATACTGATACAAATGGCAATAAAATAGTTACTAAAGTTGTGAAAACTGTATCAGGCACATTTGATGAAGATGGCATGCATTACGAAAAGAGTGGTGCAAAAACTAGTTCGACAATTAATGAAAAAGGTGTATCTGTTGAAACTACACAGAATAACGATGAATTGCTATTTGCTGGCTATGATGAGGAATTAAAAGAATCAATAGTTCGAACTGAGAATCTTACAGTGCGTAAGTATTTCGTATGCGGCAGTGCTTCAAGATTTGAAGATTATACAGATGAAGATGGCAATACAGGAACAGGAGTGTTTGATATATGATGAAATTAAATATACAATTATTTGCAGCAACAAAGAGTACTTCATTTAGCGAAAGTGTAGATAAAGCAAATAATAGATCTGATTTATCAATTACAATTACATTTAGTGCAAATAACAGTTCTACCTGGTTTAATTCAAAATCACTAAAATGTACTTGTAATGGAGAAGAGCAATCAAAAAATGTTTCTTTATCTAAAGGTGGCAAAGTAAGTGCTACATTTACATTCAGTAATATTCAGCATAATGATGATGGAAAAAAATCAGTAAGTTGGTCTTGGTATATTGCAACTGGAACATCAGTATTAGGGACTTTAAGTGATAGTGGTACAAGAACACTTACTACAATACCGAGGGCTAGCGATATCACAGCCTCTAATGCTGACATTGGGAGTAGCACAATTATTGTTATTAATAAAAAGGCATCATCTTTCACTACAACGATAGACTACAAGTTCGAAAACGAAACTTCATGGACGAATATTGTGACTAAGACTTCGAATACAACTTATGGTTGGACTTTGCCTGAAAGCTTCTATAATCAAATCCCAAATAAAAAATATGGTGTAATTACGTTAAGAGCGATCACTTATGATGGAAACTCAAAAATTGGCGAAAAAACTACAACATTTAATGCATTTGCAAATGAAGTTTTGTGTAAACCTGTGATTAGTAATATAGGAGCAATTGATACATGTGAGGCTACTGTATTATTAACTAATAATAATACTAAATTCATTAAATATGAATCTGCTCCGATGTTATCGTGGGATGTAAGCGCTAAGAATGGCGCTAGCATCATTTCACAAAAGATTAATGGTGTAGAAGTAGTAAGCCCTTATAGTCCGCTTAATTGGAGCGATTCGTACAAATTAACAGTGACTGATAGTAGAGGTTATCAAACTACATATGATTTTAATCTTTCAACAATTGATTATTTTTATCCACAAATTACTGCAAGCGGTAAGAGAAAAACATCCACTAGTTCAAACATTATTTTAAACTTAAACGGTAAATTCTTTAATGGTTACTTTAGTGAGAATATTAAAAATACTGCTACATTTAAGTGTGAATACAAGAAAAAAGAAGATAATGAATGGACTACTATAGTCTTAGAACCAACAATAAATGATGACGGTTCTTTTTCTTTGAAAGATTTTGATTTGGGTGGAATTTGCGATTATAAGCATTCGTGGCAATTTTCAATTACCGTGACAGATAAAATCACACCACAAAGTTCAAATTTTTCAATTACAAAAGGTGATCCTATTTATTATTGGTATGTAACCGAAGGCATAAATTATTTTAAAGTAAATGGTGAAATTAAGAAAGGAACGCAAGTTGTTTTAGGTGTCACTTATGTTGGCACCTATGATGAAAATTAGGAGGTAAAATTATGAAAAAAGTATTGACAAGCATTCGTAGGAATGCGATGCTTATACATACATACATACATACATACATACATACATACATACATACATACATACAT